ACTCATTACGACGAGGACGGTTTCGCGGCGTGGTGGTGGCTCCGCGACCCGTATACGGGTAACTCTTGCGTTGCGCGTTATGTCTACACGACTGGTTATATCTACGACTACGGCCTCGCGTACGGCAGTTACGGCGTCGCTCCGGCTTGCATTATTGCATAATCTTTCATTTGCGCTCGAAAGAGCGCACTAAACCAAAAGGAGGCTAACTATATGGAATTTTTGGAAAATAACCGGATCAAGGTTGATCCGCCTAAGAAACCTAAGAAATTAACCGCGACACGTTTCGCGACGATCCTCGGTCTTAACGCTTGGGCGTCTCCGTTCGCGGCATGGTGTGAAATGACTCGTACTTACGAGGAGCCTTTTACCGACTCGATCTATACGGTCGCCGGTAAGATCATTGAGCCTAAGATCTGCGAGTACCTGAGAAACCGTTACTTTATGGATATTAAGAGTCCGACGGACGTATACGGTCAGGATTATTTTAAGAAAACATGGGGCGACTTTTTCCCGGACGTTGAGGGTCTCGGCGGTATGTGGGACTTTCTCGGAGACGATTTCGTCGTCGAGGTTAAGACCACCAAGCGCGCGGAGGATTGGAAAGGCGTTGACGGAAAACCGGAGCCGCCGATCTATTACAAATTACAAGCCGCTCTCTATGCTTATTTGCTCGGTTTCGACGACGTTGTAATGACTTGCTCTTTCCTCGAGCCGTCAGATTATCCGATCGAGGACGCCGGTAAGTTTGACGTTACGCCGACTGAGGCTTTCGTCCCGTCCGTGGATAATACGGTCGTGATTGAGTTTAAAGTCTCCGAGGAGTTTCCGACGTTTAAGGAGTCTTACATTGATCCGGCTATGAAGTTTTGGAGAGAAAACGTCCTTACCGGTATTTCGCCGGAGTTTGACGAGAAAAAGGACGCGGAGATCCTTAAGGTACTCCGTAAAAATATCGTCGAGCCGACGGACGACGCGATCGCTAAACTGATCGCCGAGGCGGATCGTTTACAGTCTCAGGTTGATAAAGCCGAGGCAAAGATCGCCGAGAAAAAAGATCGACTGAAAGAGATCGACGCGACCGTTAAAAAGCACATGACCGGACTTTTCCGTCCCGGCGATGAGAAAGTCGAGACCAAGGGTAAAAAGTATGTATGGACTCTTACAAAGAGCGCGAGATCCTCGGTCGATACGACCGCCCTTAAGAAAGATCTCCCGGACGTGGCTAAGAAGTACACAAAGACGAGCGATACTTACACTCTGAAAAAGAGTGAGATCGTTCCGGAGGCTTAGGATATGGATCGGCTCGATATGGCTCTCGATCTGATCCGCGAGGCTCAGGTCGAAAAGGAAAATCTTACAAAGTACGCTGAGGAGTACGCAAAACTCCCGGCGTACTCGGATCCGAATTATTGGACGGCTCTCCGGGAGTTGGATCGCAAGTATAAGCGGACTCCGAAAAAGTCGGTCGTCAATGATAATTTGAAAATTGCTCGCCGGATCTTACTCGACGAGTATATGTGAGGAGGTGGAAAGTATGCGCAAACTGAAAAGATCCGTCGCTCATGCGAATATGAGACGTAAAGGCTATACCGGCGTTAATAAGAAACGCGCCGGAGAGAGTTTCTTTAGTAAGCATTGGAGAGAATTTATCTAAGGAGGTAAAGATTATGAAGTTTGAAAAATTTTTTAAGGCGGTCGGTACTCATGGTCTGATCGTGAAAAGATCTGAGGTCGAGAGTTGGCTTGTTTGCGGTGGTGTTGGTATGAAGATCCCGGACGGGGTTAATAACCTCGGTATCTCTCAGGCTCCGGACGCTATGTTTAAGGCGATTATCCACTCGGAGACGAGCGACGATCTCCTCGTACTGAAAGAGGCGATCTTACATGATCCGGAGGGCAAGGCGGCGGATATTATCCGCGTTTTTGAGTCCGAACTCGGCGACCGCGTCGGTATTTATAACGGCTCTTACGGTCTCCTCGAAAAGAAAGATCTTTTGACCTATCTCGAGATTGAGGACGACTCTCAGGAGGACGACGTTAAGACTTGTAAGTATATCGTCGTACTCGACCACAGTAAAAACATTGTCGGATTTATTAAGGGATCCGACGAGATCTAAGAAAGTGAGGATATAAAACTATGGCAAAAATGAAACTCAGCGAAAGCACTTTTACTCTGATCCCGGAGGGCGTTACCACTTTTAAGGTTATGGAGGTTGACGACTCCAAGTATGAGGATTTCGGAAAGTTGTCCGTCAAATTACAGACGGCAAAGGGGGAAGTACATACCGAGACTTTCTCGATCACTAAGGCTAACGGCGATCTTAACGAGGGCGCTCTTAAGGCGTGGTCTTATTTCGCTCGTACTTGCCTCGGTAATTTTCAGGCGGACGAGATCGACACTCAGGACATTGTCGGTTGCTATCTGACCGCAACGGTTAAACACGAGAAATTTACCCGTACTAAGGGAGATCGCGCCGGTGAGGAGGGTACAAGCGTCCGCCTCAATGATTACGCGACCGCGACCGGTTTCGGATCCGGTAAGGCTGATCCGGTTAAAGGCGCTATGAATGAGCCGGAGTCTGACGGAGACGACGATCTCGACGATTTCCTGAATGACTAAGCCGGAGACAAAACTCCAAGATAAGTGTATCGCCTATCTGAAAAAAAAGCGGATTTACTACTTGAATTTATACGGGGACGGGTTTTCCGGAAAAGGTAAGCCCGATCTCCTCGCTTGTATCAATGGTAAGTTTGTCGCGTTCGAGTTAAAGGTCGGCGCTAACAATATGCAAGACGATCAAAGGATCCACAAACTCAGGATCGAGAGATCCGGAGGATTGCATTTCTCGCCGTACACTTTGGAGGAGTTTATCGCGATTGTAAAGGAGGTATCTAAGGAATGACAACAGAGGATAGAATTACTCAGTTTAAAAAGTTTATGCCGATCCACACTCGTATTGATCTCGAGACTCTGAAAGAGATCGGTTTTTTTACCGCTCCGGCGTCGACCAAGTATCACGGCGCTTATACCGGAGGTCTTTTCGATCATTCGTTTCTGACGGCTAAGAGCCTCGTCGAATTGACCGAGAAACTCGGTCTCGAGTGGGAACGTCCGGAAAGTCCTTATATTGTCGGTATGTATCACGATCTTTGTAAGTGTGACAATTACGTCAAAGATCCGGAGTCCGGTAAGTGGATTTATAACCCGGCGATCATTATCCCGGGACATGGCGACAAGAGCCTGATTATCCTCGGTAAGTATTTTAATCTGACCGACGAGGAGATCGCTTGTATACGTTGGCACATGGGAGCGTATGAGACGGATCCGAAAATGTGGAATTATTACGGAGCGGCGATCGAGAAGTATCATAACGTACTTTTCACTCATACCGCCGATATGATTTCCTCAAAAATTCTCGGAGTATAACCCTAAACGATAAAAAGTATAGCCGGGGTCGGTAACAAAAAACGAGGAGGTTAAGGCTATGAGTTATACAAACGATCCAAGATATAACGCCTCGGGTTGTCTCGATCTGACGGCTTACGAGGCTGAGAAAAACATTGAGCGAGAGCGTAAAGCGGCTGAGAAAGACCGCGAGCGCCTCGATCGTGTTCTCGCGACGATCTTTTATATCTGCGATCTCGCCGGTTTTCATGTTGAGGGGCGGATCGTTTTCAAGGACAAAAAGACCGGTAAGATTTGGAGGTAAGAGATCATGGGAAATTTATCAAAACCGGAAAATGATCCGGTAAACAGACCGGCTCACTACACGGACGGTAAGATCGAGGTTATCGAGTATATCGAGGATAAACGCCTCGGCTTTTGTCTCGGTAATGCGGTCAAGTACATTTCGAGAGCCGGTAAGAAAGATCCCTCGAAAGAGATCGAGGATCTTAATAAGGCGATTTGGTACATAAATCGTCGTATCAAAGAATTATCAGAGGGAGGAGGTGCAACAAGTGATTAAATGGAGTGAATACTTAGACGTTTGGAGCAAAGTTAAGAGATCCGCTCGTACTACGATCGGCAAAGAGGGCGACGGCGCTTATCCGTCTGACTCTTGGAAAAAGACGATCCTCCTCGCGGAGCATAGTCCTATTAGAAAGATTAAATTTTCTTGGAAGTGGTGCGACCTGAAAAGTTGGATCTCAGTACATTTCGTAAGACACAAATACGGTATTGAGCATTGGGTTACAACTCAGCGATCAGACCGTACCGGAGTCGATCGAGATCATAGTCCACAAGGCGCGCTCGTCTCTCACGAGTGCGAGGCTAACGCTCAGGCGTTGATCTTTATTAGCCGTCGTCGTTTATGCTCTCAGGCTCACTCAGAGACGCGTAAAGCATGGTTAGAGGTAAAGGCGGAGGTCGCTAAGGTTGATCCGGTACTCGCCTCGGTTATGGTGCCTGAGTGCATTTATAGAGGCTTTTGTCCGGAGTTTACAAGTTGTGGTTATGTCGATACCGAGGAATATAAAGAGGCGTTGAGACAATACCGAGAGAGGGGTTAGTACAATGCAATATATCATTTTGAACGGTAAGACTCCGACTCATAACTTTAAGGACGGTCAAGGCGTCAAGACGTGGGACGAGGTTAAGGATTTCGATAACGTGGCGGTCGTCGTGCCTAAAGGGTACGTCGTCCTCGATTTCGATACCACCTCCGACGCGGAGATCATGCTCGCGATCGTCGACGGTCTCGGTCTTAAAACTCGAGTAATGAAAACGACTCGAGGTATTCATTGTTGGTTTAAGGCTCCGTCTGACGACTGTAAAAACTTTATTAAAAACCGGCTCGCGGTGGGTATTTATTGCGACCGTAAAGCCGGAGGGCGTAACGCTTACGTCAAGATTAAACAAGACGGACTCGCTCGAGAGTGGATCCGTAAAGTACCGGCTAACGAAATGGAAGTTGTCCCGGCGTTTCTCACGCCGGTATCGGCTCCCTCCGGAAAATTTGCATTTAAGGGTATGGGAGAGGGATCCGGACGTAATCAGGAACTTTTTAACTATATCGTCTATTTACAGACGAAAGGTTTTAAAAGAGACGAGATCCGGAAAGCAATCGAGATTATTAACGACTATGTTTTTACCGATCCGCTCCCTGACTCGGAGATCGGTACTATTTGCCGAGACGAGGCGTTTAAGCCTGACGACGTAATCGAGGAGCAGATCCAAAAGGCGGCGGACAAAAAAGCCGGTTTTTCTCATAATGAGTTTGGGGATCAACTTATCGAGGAGTTTAAAATTATCGAGGTCAATAATTGCCTCTATGTTTACGAGGACGGATATTATCAGGCGGACGATAAGATCATTGAAAGAAAAATGATCGAATTATATCCGGGGATCCTCCAAAGGCAAAGAGCCGAGGTTTTGGCGTATGTCAAAATTAAGACTCACGTCAACGCCGGAGATCTTAAGGTTAATCCGTATGTTATCAATCTGAAAAATACTCGCCTCGATATACGCTCGTCAAAGTGTCTCGAGTTTACCTCGGACGCTATCGAGTTTGACCGGATCCCGGTCGTTTACGATCCGTCGGCGTATTGTGCCGATTTGGATAAAATGCTCAATCGGGTATTTCTCGGAGATCGTGAGGTTATCTCGCTTTTTGAGGAAATGCTCGGAGCGGTGTTATTGAAACATTCACGTTATCAAAAGGCTTTTTTATTTTACGGATCCGGATCTAACGGAAAGAGTACAATCCTCGATCTGATTAAGACGTTTCTCGGATCCCGTAATTACTCAGCGATCGCACTCGAGAAAGTGACTGACCGATTTAATACGGCAGAACTCGAGAACAAACTCGCCAACATTGGAGACGACGTCGACAATACGACCATTAAGGACACCGGTACTCTTAAAAAGCTGTTTTCCGGTAATTCGATAATGGTTGAAAGAAAAGGCGAGCGTCCTTACATGATCGAGCCTTACGCGACTCACATTTACTCATGCAATGCGATCCCGAGATCGTTCGATAAGTCGGAGGGTTTTTACCGCCGTTGGTTATTGATACCGTTTAACGCGCGATTTTCCTCAGACGATCCGGACTATGATCCGTTGGTCGGAGACAAGATCACAACCGACGAGGCTCTCTCTTATCTCTTAAATATCGGGATCAGAGGCGCTCAGAGGCTTATCAGAGTCGGACACTTTACCGAGCCTCAATCCGTTAAGGACGCTCTCGAGGCGTACAAAGCGGATAACTCGACAACGCTTAGTTGGATCGAGGATCAGGATCTTTCGATTGATTATTTTCTCGAAAATCCAAGAGACAAGATTTACTCTGAGTTTTGCGATTGGTGCAAGGTGTCCGGAATTAAGTCCACTATGACAACGGGTAAAAAAACTTTCTTTAAGGAGATTATCGTTAAATTTGACTTTGAGGATAAACCCTTACAGAAACACGACGGTAAGAGATATTTTATCGTAAAAATTGATTAGAAAGGAGCAATTTCAGAAATGAAGATTATTAAACGAAACGGCTCCGAGACGGACTTTGACTCGTCTAAGGTTTTTCAGGCAATCTCGGCGGCTAACGCCGGGGTTGTCGAAAAAGACCGACTCTCGGAGAGTGGTATTGTAAAAATAACGGCGGCGGTCGTGCATAAGTGCGAGGATCTGAAAAGGACGCTCGGCGTCGAGGAAATTCAGGATCTCGTCGAAACTGAGTTAATGATCGCCGGAGCGTATGAGGTCGCTAAGGGGTATATTAAATATCGCTATTGTCACACAATGAGACGCGGCGGTAATACGATCGACGACTCCGTCCTTAGTCTCGTGGAATACGATAACGAGGACGTTAAGCAAGAAAACAGTAATAAAAATCCGGAGATTATTCCCACTCAGCGCGATTATATCGCCGGAGAGGTGTCTAAGGATCTGACGAGGCGTATACTCCTCCCGAAAGATATTGTCGAGGCTCACGACGCCGGTATTATCCATTTTCACGACGCCGATTATTATATCCAACACTCGCATAATTGCGACCTCGTCAATTTGGAGGATATGCTCCAAAACGGTACGGTTATCTCCGGGACGCTGATCGAAAAGCCTCATACATTTTCAACGGCTTGTAATATCGCGACTCAGATTATCGCTCAGGTTGCCTCGAGTCAGTACGGCGGACAGAGTATTTCACTCGCCCACCTCGCGCCGTTTGTCAACGATACTCGCGAGCGTATGAAACGTAAATACTCCGAGTTGCTCGGCTTTATGCCTAATAAGGATTTCGATCAGTTTATCGAGAGGCTCGTCGCTGAGGACGTGAAAAAGGGCGTACAGACAATACAGTATCAGGTCGTTACTCTTATGACGACAAACGGTCAGGCTCCTTTTATTACCGTCTATATGAATATTAACGAGGTCGAGCCGGGTCAGACTCGAGACGATCTCGCTATGATTATTGAGGAGGTATTAGTACAGAGGATCCAAGGCGTTAAGAATGAGGTCGGCGAGTGGATTACTCCGGCGTTTCCTAAACTGATATACGTCCTCGATCATAATAACGTACATGAGGGATCCGATTATTTCTATCTGACGGAGATCGCGGCGGAGTGTACCGCTAAGAGACTTGTACCGGATTATATCTCGGCTAAGATTATGCGAGATCTGAAAAACGATAACGTCTATACTTGTATGGGTTGTCGCTCTTTTCTCACTCCGGATCGCACAACGGAAAACCTCGCAAACGCTAAGAACTGGATCCCGGGTAAAAAGTATTACGGACGCTTTAATCAGGGCGTCGTCACTATTAACCTCGTCGACGTTGCT